CCATGGAGCCGCCACCGCCGGTGGCCGTGACGTCGCCCTGCCAGAACGCGGTGCCCCCGCTGTCCTCGATGCGGTAGTAGCCGACCGCGCTAGTGCTGCCGGCGGCTCCCGTGTCGGTGACTGCGACCGTGGTGTTGAGGGTCGCTTCCGCCTTGTCCGTACCGTCAGTGGAGGCGTTGAAGGCGTTCGCGTTCAGGGGGAGCGTGGCGACGAGGTCGCCGGTGGCGGCGTCCTCGACGTTGGTGGGGGCTGTGCCCGTGTAGAGCTTGACGTTGCCGCCGTCTCCTAGCACGGCGACAGCTTCGAGAGCCGCAATCGCGGCGGCGTTGGAGATTCGGTTAGCCATGAGTGTCTCAGGTGGTGTGGGCCGTGAAGTGTAGAGCCCCAGCTATCCGGCCCGTTGGCGGCTGGGGGTGGAGGGTGGCGACTAGGCGACGTACGGGAGCAAGTAAACGCTGACTGGGTTTCCGTTCAGGGTGATGTGCCCGTAGTAGAGACCTGCGGCCAGGTCGTCGGCGTCCGAACCGGCACCAGCCAGGATGAGCGTGTAGGCGTTCTCGTACGAAGCAGTCACGTCGCCGATGAGTTCCAGGAACGCCTGCCCGCCGTGCGTGTAGGCCGCCACGACCGACGCCCCCGTAGGAGCCGTGATTGTCTGGCTCCTACGGGAGGTGTCGATCGTGTACCGTATGACGGTGTCGGCCATCTATCAGCGGATGTCGCGGATCTGGGCGTCGCCGTTCAGGATCGCCTTGAAGTTACGTCCAAGGTCCTCGGGGCTGAAACCGTCGACCATGCGGCCGCCGTTCTTGCCGAGGCGCGGGCCCGAGCTGTCGCCCTGGGCACCGCCGCCGACTGCGCCGTCGAAGAGGTGGCCAGCGTTGGAGACGAGCTCGTTCGCCCACTCCTGCGGGGTCATGTAGTCGCCACCACGCTTGCCGTAGCGGATCTCGCCGTCTGCGTCGCGGACGACCAGGTTGTCCGAGTCGTCGAAGTCGAGGGCCTGCCGCCCCCGCGCGATGACGTCGTCCATGGCGCCGGGGCGCACGCGGGCGACCGACTCGATGGCGTCACGGATGGCCTGAGCCTTGGCCTGGTCCTGGCGGTTGTTCCGCTCCTCCCAGTACTTGGTCTCGTACTCCTCTTGCTGAGCCTTCAGCTGCTCGATGGCACGCTGGAGCTCCTTGCGCTCGCCGTCGAACTGCTTGTCGGCGTAGGCCTTCAGGCGGTCCTTGTTGAGGCCACCCTCGCCGTCGACCAGCTCGCGGTACAGCTCGTCCTGAGCTGCGGCGGCCTGGCGGGCGCGGGCTTCCTTGAGCGACATGATGTCGTCCTCGGTGAGGTCGTCGCCAAGCGCGGAGTACTTGTCCATCTGGGACTTCATCTCCTCGAGCTGGCGGTTCAGGTTCCGGTTGTTGTTACGGAACTCGTCGACCTGCTTCTTGGCCTCGACGTCAACGAACTGGAGGTCGTAGCCCCCGTTCGAGTTCTCGGTGTACAGGTCGTGGTACTTCTCGTCGACCTGCGAAAGGTCGTTCACGTTCTTATCGAGCATGAGTAAACAGCCCTCGGGGCTGGTTGTGCCTCCTCGGGAGGCGGGGTAGGGTGCCTCCTCGGGAGGCGGAAAGGGGAAAGGGGGTGGGGTTACCGCTTGACCAGCTCATCGAGCCGGAGCGGCCGGCCAGACACGTCGAGCATCTGGTGGAGGTCAAGGTTGCCGGCCTTCCACAGCTTGTAGCGGGAGGCGCCAAGGACGTCCCGCTGGAAGGCGGCAGGCTTGGTGGCCAGCCACTCGGGGTAGCTGGGCTGGTCGGCGGGCGGGCCGTCGACCACGGGGGCCAGGGTCGTCCGGCAGTTGAGGTGCCACGGGGTGTAGCCGGGGAACGGCGTCTTCACCGTGGAGAAGTCGAGGGGCTTGCCGGTCTCGGGGTTCCAGGCGCCGCCTGACCGCGAGATGCAGATCTTGGACGTGCGCCCGTCCAGGGTCACGACGGCCATGACGCCGCGGACCTGCTCCTTGTTGTTCGTGAAGGCCATCATGCGCGCTGCGGCCTCGATTGCCATGACCGCGCTGCGGCTCAGGCTGTTCATGTAGTTCCGAGCAGCGTCCATGGCCCCACCGCGGCGCTCGGGCAGCACAGCTCGAGTACCCCGCATGTCCGTGACCGTCATGCGGCGCCCGGTCTTCGTGCCTGTGACGCGCTCGGCCACTTCGGCGGCGTTGAGGCGGGCGGCAGCGGCGAGGCGGAGGGCCCTGGCCGCGGCCCGGCGGGCGGCGGTGGCCTGGTCCGCCAGGTACTCGGTGAGGGGCCCTCCGAGGACCTCCGTGGAGAACACCAGGGACGCCGCGGCGGACTCGGAGGCCGCCGTGACGTCTTGGCCCAGGGCTCGGCTCAGCGACTTCTCGGTGGCGCGAGTGCGCTCAACGGCGAAGGGGCTGAGGGACGCCTCGAGGCGGGCCTCCATGGCCTGGTAGTGGTCCTCGATCAGGCTGCCCACCAGGAGCACGAGCGACTCCACGCGGGCCTTGGACCAGGTGGAGTCGATGTCAGAGCTGAGGATGATGGACCTCACCTGGTCCAGCATGGACTCGAAGAGCCCGACCGTATCCCGGCGCACTCCTTCCGCGAAGCGGAGGGCGAGCAGAGCCGACGCGATAGTGTCGTCCAGGAGTTGGTCGTTGGCTTCCATCAGGCTTCGTACCCTTCTTCCTCGGTCGCGTCTGCGGGCTCAGGCTCCTCTTCCTCGGCTCCCATCATGTCCCCGCCCGGGGCCGCGAGGCCGCCGGGGATGCCGGAGAGCAGACGGCGGGCCTCCTCGTCGGCGGTCACGCCGTCGGGGAGAAGCGCGGAGGAGGCCAGGATCCCAACGAAGGACTCCCAGGAGAGCAGGCCGGACTGGACCGACTTGACGACCTCGGAGAGGACCTGCGGGTCGATGCGCGTCTCGGTGAAGTCGCGGGGCATGGAGAAGTTGATCTCCTCGTCCATGTCGGCGGCCGACAGGAACTTGCAGCAGAACCGCAGCAGGTCCTCGACGCCGTCCTCGACGACGTCCATGATGGACACCAGAGCGGCGCGGTCGCCCTGGAGGCGCAGGCGGATGGACTCCGGCTTCTCCGGGCCGTCGGCGGTGACGTCCAGGAACCGGACACCGAGCGCAGCCATCTCGCGCTCCTTGTGCTCCATGCCAGTCTGGAGGTGGCCCAGGCCCTGGCCGGTGAACTCAAGGAAGCCGGCCTTGGCGTTGGGGTCGTCGGCGACCCAGCAGCGCGTGGAGCCGATGGTCAGGTCGCCCTTCATGTCGAAGCCGGCGAGCCAGGCGGTGGGCAGGGCGGTGAAGTGCCGGCCCCACTCGAGGTCGGCCGAGTTGAGGTAGTGGCTGATGTTCACCGTGGCCAGGTGGTCCATGGGGACATCGCCCACCCGCATGCCGAGGTGGCTCGAGTTGAAGCAGCGGAAGGGGATCTCGGTGAAGGACCCACCGCCCGGGCGGCGGGGCACGACGACCTCCTCGATCTGGTAGTTGTCGCTCTTCTTGCGCTTGGCCTCTTCGCTGCGGTCCTTGGACCAGATCGCCTGGTAGTAGACGCCGGACTCGATCTCGCTGGGCGTGACCGCGTAGTTGTCGTAGGCGAACTGCATGCGCTCGTCAGCGTTGCCGCCGACGGTCGGGGGCACGCCGAACGCGAGCTCGCGGTAGATCGTCTCGTACTCGCGCTTGTAGGGGTCGTCGCTGGGGACCAGGCGCTCCTCGCTCAGCACGATCGACACGGGCGTCCACTTGCCGCCGATCTTGGCCTCGCGCCAGTTGACGATGTTCTCGCAGTGGTACAGCGAGATGCAGGGGTAAGTGCCGTCCTCGGGGAGGTCGACCAGGGCACCGACTCGGCCGACCGAGACGAGCTCCTCCATGACCGTGGCGACGATGCGCTCGAGGGGCTGACCCTCCGATCCGATGGCCGGGGCGAGCTCCTCGACGTGGCCGGGCGCGACCAGCTCGGGGCGCTTCATGCCGGCAAGGCCCACCAGGGTCTGCACGGTACGCGCGACGACGGGCAGGAACATGGCGCGGAAGCGGTACTGCTCGTAGTCGTCCCAGGTCTGCCCGGACAGCCGGGGCAGGTAGACCTCACCGCGGTGCTTGACGGCGTCGGAGCCGGCCCGCACGTCGCGGACGCGGGACCAGCGGGAAGAGGTCTGCTCGACCTGGGGGTGCTTGGAATCGACGGGCATATCCTAGTAGCCGCGCAGCGGCTTGTTCGAGAACTGGTTGCGGCCGACAGGCATGAGGTAGTCAATGCCGTACGAGGCCGCGTCTGAAAGGTGTGTCATGCGCTCGCCGCCGTTCTTGCCCCGCTTGGTGCAGTTCTCGTGGGTGAGCTCCATCATGTAACGGGGGATCTGCTGGCAACCCTTGCCGGTCTCCTTGTTGAACGGCTCGAAGGTGATGCGCGGGCCGGTGCCCTCGCGGTCCCGGAGGCCGCCGTTCACAGCGTTGAAGCGGTCCCGGCGCGGGGTGTGGACGGTGCGAGCGTTGATGTTGAACCCCATCCGGCGGATCACGTCGAAGTCGGAGCGGCCGGCCACGGCGCTGGTGGATCGCTGCTTGCCGGCGGGGTCGGGGTACGTCTCGCGCAGGCCCTCTTCCCAGAAGTCCTCCGCCAGGCGCTGGCAGAGGGTCTCGGTGTCGGAGTTGGCGAGCTCGTACTCGTGGATGAAGTGCATGTGGTCCGGCGTGTGCCAGAACACTGCGGCGGTCATGGGCGCGACGTTGAAGTCGATGCCGACGCCAAGCTGGGCGTCCTCGGGCATCTCCATGCTGACCTCGTTGTGGTCCCCGTAGGCGTAGTACATACGCCCCTCGGAGAGGTTGACGAAGTGCCCCTCGATGAAGGCCTGTGCTGTCTTCTCGTCGTAGGCCCGGAGCAGCGTCTGGACGTAGTCCGGGTCCAGCGCCATGTTCTGTCGCGTGGACACCCGGACGAATCCGACGTCGTACTTCTCGGCCAGGTCGCCCTCGACCAGGTCGCGGCCCCAGCCCATCGAGCCCTCCGGCGTGCCGGTGAGCCCGATCTCGCGGAGCTTGGCCTCGGGGTGCCGGATACGAGCGAGCATCTGGGTGAAGACGTCGTAGTCCTGGATGAACGGCTCGTCGATGTAGGCGGCGGCCAGGTTGGGTCCCTTCAGGCGGACGGGGTTGTCGCCCGAGTAGATGATGATCGTGGCCTTGCGGCCTCCCAGCCAGATGGTGAACCGGTGCCGGTTGTTGTTGTACGCGAACCGGAGGTTCGGATAGAGGGTTCTCTTGCCCTCAAGCAGGTCCCGGATGGTGGCGATCATCGTGTCGACCGCCATCGAGTAGGTGGGCGAGACGACAGCCACGGGGCAGGGCGCGTTCAGCAGGGCGGACGCGATGGCCCGCTTGCTGGCCGACATGGTCTTGCCAGCACCGTAGCCCCCGAGGAGGAGTTTCACTTTGTTAGGGAGCTCCCACCAGGTCTTCTGGCCGGGCCACATTCCGCCGGTGAGGATCGAGCCGTTCTCGTTGAACGTGGGCGGCTCAGTGCTCCAGAACGGGGTGTTCTTGCCGTCCTTCGGCGCCTTGGCGCGAAGGCTCTTGATGTCCCGAAGGAACGAGTCCATCAGACGAACTTCTGATCCGCTTCGAACTCCTCGCCGCTGTCTCCGCCCTCGTCCATGGGCTTGCGGTCCCAGTTACGGGCGTCGCGGCGCTCAAGGATGGACAGGGGGCGGCGCCAGTTGCCGTTGTCGGGGTCGTTGAGCGAGTCGAGCTGGTTCTCCTCGTACAGCGACTGGGCGCGGGCGGCACGCAGGAAGAGCTCGGCGTAGATGCGCTCGGACTCGTCCCAGTTGTCCTCGTCAACAGCGACTTCGCCACGCTCGAGCCACCTCTTGAGGCGGGTTTCGGTCGTGGCGATGCTGCGGGCGACGGACGCCAGGGGCATACCCTTGCGGATGAGCTTCTCGATGACGTCGAGAACCTCGACGTTGGGCTCAGAGAGGGCCTGCCAGGGGGCGGGGGCCGCGTTCGGGTACTTGTTAGCGTCAGACATAGGGCGTTCTGGTCGGATCCAGCCCCCATTATATGGCCTAAACCTATGGGGCGACTGGCTTTGCGTCCTATTTATCGGGCTTTGCGGCCCACCCTGCTGCCACTGTCCTTCTTGGTCACCGTGATCTGGCTCTGGAAGGAGCCGTCCGTCAGGGTGCGGTGGTCGACCACCCAGACCTCCAGGTTCTGGGTCCGCGAGCGGTCCCTGAGGAAGTTGATGAGGTCGCTAATCCCTGTGCTGGAAAGGTGTTGCGTCGGCTCATCCCACACCTCGAAGCGCCACCCGCCACCGGTGCGGGACCGGATGAGGTCGATCAGGGCGGCCTGGACGGCCACCTTCAGCCGCTGAAGCTCCCCGCCCGACCAGCTCTCGTAGGGCACGGGCTCGGAGGTCGTGGGCGAGGTGATCAGGGCGGTGAAGCCCTTGGCGATGCCGCCGGACTTGGTCTCGCGCTCGACGTCGAAGGCCACACGCCAGCCGCGGAGGCCGAGGGCCAGGGTGTGCGAGTTCACCAGGGCCTCGAGCTCGTCCAGGGCGCCGCGCAACAGCCAGAGCCGGACGTCCCCGAACCCCTTGGACCAGAAGTCAGCGCGGGTCAGCTCCCGGGAGGTGGCCGCGTGGGCGTCGGACAGCTCCTGGACCTCGAGCGCAGCCGCCCGGACGCGGCCCTCAGCGCCGTCGAGCTGACGGGCGGACGGGGCCGCGGTGCCCTTGGAGAGGGCCACCTCGTTGTTCGCGGCGGAGGAGTGCTTGACCATCAGGCCCCGGATCCGGGTCATGTCCCGCTCGATGCCAGCCAGGTCGCCCTCCACGGACTTTACCTGCGCCTTACACGCCTCCACGCAGTCTCCAACCTCCTCGAGGAGCGCCTCCTTGCGGGCCATCCGGTGGCCGGACTCGGTCAGGTTGAGGAGCGCCTTCTGCGCCGTGTCTCTGAGGCGCTGGGCGGCCTTCTCGTCCAGCTCCGACCCGCATGTCCCACAGCTACCGCCGGCGCCTTCCAGCATGGAAACGCCATGCTCGGCGGCCCCGCTGGCGGCCAGGAGGGTGGTATGCCGCGCGGACAGCTCCGCCATAGCCTCACGGGCCTTGGCCTGGTCAGCCTCAAGGCCGGCCAGCTCAGCCAGGTGGGCGTTGAGCTCCTCCGTGGTGGCGGTGCGTTCTGCCTCTGCGGCGATGAGCTCGTCCTGCGCGGACTTCCACTGGAGGTCGAACTCGTGGGCGCGGGTCAGGTGCGCCTGGACCCGGAGTGCCTCCCGGTCCTCCTCGTCCTTGACGAACTTCTGGATCTCGTCGAGGGCGGTCTGGGCGGCCTCGAGGGCGCCCTCCGCGCGGGCCAGGTCCCGGGCCTGCTGGGTGCCCTTGTCCTTGAGGGACTTCTTCTCGGCGGTGGCCATGTCAGCCGCGTCCTCCCAGACCGACAGGTCCAGGGCCTGCGAGAGGAAGGCGAGCTTGCCCTTGGGCGTCTCGTCCAGGAAGGACTTGTCGAACTGGCCCCGGACGACCGTGGAGACGAACATCGGCCAGGTGAGGCCCACCAGCTCGTCGACCGTGTCCTGGCCCACGTTCTCGCCGACCAGCCCGCTGGTCTTGGCAGTCACGCCCGGAACGTCCCGGTACACCTTCAGGGTGTTGGGGGCCATGGTCCGCGCGACGGTGATGCGCTCGCCGTTCCTGCGGAAGGTGAACTCTACGCGGGTGGCGGCCTCCTCCTGCTCCCACGGGATGACGGCTGAGCCACGGACCCCGCGGACGGTCTTGCCGAAGAGGCACCAGCTCAGGGCGTCCCACAGGGTCGACTTGCCGGTGCCGTTGGCGCCCAGGTCGGGCTCCACCTCGTTGACGCCGCCGACGACGCCCAGCAGAGGGCCGGAGTCGTGGAACGTCAGGGTCTGCTCGGCGGTGAAGGTGCGGAAGTCGCGGATCCGGAGGACCTGGGGGTGGATGACGATGGACATCAGTTGTTCAGGATACGTTCGGCGTACTCGACCAGCTGGGGGTCCAGCGAGTTATCGTCGCAGTACTGCTTGAGTACTTCGTCCGGCTTCGCTGTTAGAGGCGAAGAATCGCTGCGAGTTCCCGGAATGAGCGCAGAATCGACACATTCGACCGACAGGGACTCGATCGTGGCCTCCCGCTCGTTGGCCAGGCGGAAGAGTTGGTCACGCAGGCGAGGCCAGAGGTGGATCTCGAGCCGGTTCAGGTAGACGGTCACCTTGACCTGGTCGCCCTTCATGACGTCCTGGCTCAGTGACCCGCAGGCCTCCGCGCCCACCATCTTCAGGCTGTGCTTCTTGATCGACGTGATCGGGATCGAGCTCAGCTTGCCGTCGTCCCACAGGAGCAGGCGCGGCTGCCACGAGTCTCCAAATGCGACAGGGTACGGGGCGCCGCAGTAGGTCAGCGGGCCCACCTCCTGGGGAACATGCACGTCGCCGGCCAGGAGCGGGACGTCGAGGTCCCGGTAGTAGCACCAGTCGTTCAGGCGCTTGTCCTTGGTGATCTTGGAGTCCAGCTGGAGGCCGTGCTGGGACTTGGTCCCGTTGCCGAGCGTGGAGCCCACGAGGGTCTGGTGCATGAAGACCATCTCGTAGCCACCGGCCTTCAGCAGCTTGGTGACCTTGTCGCCGGTGACCTGGTTGTCCGACTGGCCCTTGGAGCCGTGGACCTGGCCGTGGTGGGCGTGCGGGAGACCGAGGCAGGGAACGCCGGCGACGCTCACGATGCCGGGCTCGACCTGGAAGGTCACGTTGTTCAGCAGGTCGAGGAACCCGAAGAAGGGCTTCGACTCGTCCGTGTAGTCGTGGTTGCCCTTGAGGATGTAGACCTCGAAGGACTGGGCCAGCCTGTCGATCTCGCGGGACATGCGGTCGACCAGCCGGGCGCCGTGGCCCTCCTTAGCGTCAGTGATGTCGCCAAGGAGAGCCACCGCGTCTACGTTGCGATCCTTCCCCACCTCGTGGAGCTTGCGGAAGATCTCCCACCTGTACTCGTCGCGGAAGCGGTCGGTCAGGTGCAAATCGGAGGTGAAGAGGATCTTAGTCATCAGAGGCTGGTGCGGGAGATGATGGTGCAGTTGACCGCGTCGATCACGATCTCCTCACCGGGGCAGTGCATGTCGAACGTGGCGGTGGTGCCGTCGACCTTGCGGATCTTCAGGCCGGTGCCGCCCTCGGCGTGGGTGTTGCGGATGGTGATCCGCTTCGACTTGATCGCCTCGTCGTCGATGTACTTGTCCATCATGACCAGGGGGTAGCCTGAGTCACGCGAGATGAAGCAGCAGTCCTCGATGAACAGCTCCTCAACCGACCGGAGCTCGATGATGGCCCGGTCGTTCTTGGTGAAGTCGTACAGGTTGTTCCGCAGGGTGATCGCGTCCATCATCGGGTTGCCGACGAGGGGCGCGTTGCCCTGCATGTTGCCCACGACCATGGCGCCCGTCGAGCGCAGCTCCTTGCCACCGTAGAACTTCGGCTCGGGCCAGTCGCAGACGAACGTGCTGTTCTCGACCAGGATCGTGCCGGGGTT